CGTGACCGCGCACGATCGCAAAGCCGGAGGCGACCTTCACGGTCATGCCCGAGCCGTCCGCGTACGTGTAGAGCGAGCCGCCGCCCACGCCATCGGCAACGCCAGTGGACTGGAACTCTCGGAAGAGTCGGGAGTAGTCGGTCTCGGTGACAGTCTGGCTGTCGAAGGGGTAGGACGTGATCGCCACTTGCTGGGCCCTCCTTGGGTTACAGGACGAAAGCGCCGGAGCAGCGGATCGTTTCGCCGACTTCGATGCTGTAGGTGTTCGTGGTTCGGATGGTGACGTTGCCGTCCGCCGTGACGTCGCACTCGCCGTCCGCGAAGCCCGTCGAGTAGAGGGCCGTGACCGTGCGGGCCGGCCAGTAGCCGGAAGGCAGAGTCGCGATGACGGTGTCGGCGAGGTTGTACGGGGCCGTGGTGCCCGCGTTGAACTTGGTCGTGACGGCCAGGTCGAAGGCGAACGAGCAGACGCCGTTGATCTTCCGGCCCTGGAAGTTGTTCACGGTGACCCCCGCGCCCGGCGTCAGTCCGGTCGTGGTGACGGTCGCGCTCACGACCGGGGGCGGGTAGAGGGACGCTCCCACTTGCACACTCCTTACGCGAGGGCCATGACCATCTGGTCGTGGTTGAGCTGGAAGTTGGCCTTCGTGAGCGCGGTCGTCAGGTTCGCCATGCCGCTGACGTAGGCGTTGCGGACGAACGCGCTGGACAGGTTGTGGAAGATCGACGTGTTCGTCGCCGCCTCGTTCTGCGCGTAGAAGTAGTAGAAGTCCGTGCTCGCGCCGGCACTCATGAGGAAGGCGCCCCAGTACCGGCCCGGCTGCAAGGTGACCGACCCGGTGAACGGGAAGGGCACGGCGCCCGCGTGCGAGTTCTGCTGCACGGTGGGCGAACCGGTCGTCTGGCCTGCGGCCCCGATGTTCGACAGGGCCGTGGTGCCCGAGCTGATGAGGCTGGTGCCGTCCTCCTTGTAGAGGCCGGCGAAGAACCGGGCTGCCGGGACGACAGTCGATCCGGCCCAACCTGCGGCGAACACGAAGAGCTTGCTGACCGTGGTGGGCTCGGTGATGTTGAACCCGGCCAGGTAGGTGCGGCCGATGGTGATCGCGCGCCCGACCGTGGGAGTGGCCAGCGTCGCCGGGTCGAGGGACCACGCCTGGAAGCCGAGGGCCTGCGGCGTCCACTCGTTCTTCGACACCACCGTGGGGATCTGCCCGATCGGCAGGCGCGTCGTCGAGTCGAGCTGGGCGACGCCGGAAGCGGCGCCGACCGATGCGGCCGGGACGGCAGAGACATCGGACGCGGCCAGGACGACTGCGCCGGTCTTGGAGTTGACCGAGGTGACGGGGGCCGTGCCGCCGGACCCGACCTGGAAGACGGTGCCGTCCGCCTGCTTGATGTACGGCAGGCCGGCCTTCGAGTAGAGGAAGACACCGCCCGTGGTGGTAGCCGGGTCGGTGGACAGATCGCGCAGGCCCAGCGCGCCGGCCGAGGTGACCTGGGCGGTGCCGTGGTGCACGGTCGTGCCGAAGGTGATGGTGCCGTCCGACCGCTTGGCGTGGATGACGGTCTTGTTGAACGTGCCGTCGTCGTTGCGTGCCGAGAGGCGGAAGTCGGAGCCGGCCGCGCTGCCTGCTTCCGCGACGTCGTCGACCTGGGCCTCCCAGCGGCTGACTCCATCGGTCAGCCACCGGTACGCGCGGTAGTTCCCCGCGGACCTGTCGATGTTCATGTACGTCGCGGCGAGGGTGGCGGGAGCGTTGGACGGCAGGGCGTTGACGTCGGCTGCGGTCAGGGTGACCGAGGCGGCACTCTTGCCGTTCACGGACTGGATGACACCCGCAGGTCCGGCCGGGCCAGCCGCACCGGTCGGGCCAGTGAAGCCGGAGACGGCCGGTTCCGGGATCACGGAGAAGCCCATCAGGCGGTCACCTCCACTCCGCTGATGAAGTACGAGCAGGTCGTCGCGCTGCCCTGGATCTTGACGGTGTCGCCCGCGTCCATCACCTGGGAGATGTCGAGGGTGAAGATGCCGTTACCGGGGAGCGGGGTGTTCGGGATGATCGCCAGCCCGTTGAGCTGGAGCAGGATCGTCGCCGCGGTGGTGCCAGAGTTGGCCACCACGATGTTCGTCACGATCGTCGTCGTGTTCGACGGCACCGTGTAGATGCTCGTCAGCGTCGTCGTCGTGGTGCCTCTGGAAAGGCGCTTCGGCGTGTTCGCCATCGCTTACCACACCCCCATGATTTGCATGATCTGGTCGGATGAAGAGGCGCCGCCCCCGGAGTTGGCCTCCAGGTTGGACAGGCGGTTCTCGGTGTTGGTCACGCGCTTGCTCAGGGCCGCGTCCGCGTCGAAGCCGGTGGCGTCGCCGAGCAGGGCGCCGAGCCGGAAGCCGTCCCGGTCTGCCTTGATGACGTAGCCGGTGACGGTGGACTTCAGCTCCTGGTCATCGACGATGACCACCAGGGCGTCGCCGAGTCCCCACTCCTTGCCGAAGCGGGCCTGGCTGTCCTCCATCGGGACGACCTGGACGTTGACCGCGGTGAAGCCCGCGTCTGCGATGGCCTCGTCGCCGGCCTGCTTGAGCTCGGTCCAGTCGTCGGTGTTGCGCTGGTCGACGAACTGCTCGATGCGCCGGCCCCAGTCAGCCTCTGCGGCGATGGACTCGGCGCTGTCGACCTGGAGGAACTGCCGGTCGGTGAGGTCGCCCTGGCCCGCCACGATGGCGCGCGTGACGCCGGGCGGGGAGATGCCGACCCTCTGCCCGGACAGCGTCCCGTTGCGGACGTCGAGCCGGACGAAGGCCGTGCGGTCGGTGATGGCGTAGGTCTCGAAGACCAGGTTCGCCCCGCGCTGCACGACCCGGAAGCCGAGGCCGGCCAGGAGGGCGATCTCGGTGAGCAGGTTGCCCAGCACGGGGAAGCGGGCGGACTGGTTGATGATCGGCCCGCGCGCCTGGTCCGTGCCCATGACGAGCCCCGTCTTGCGACGGGCGGCGGGAGCGAGGGGACCGATGTTCGCGTTGACGTACGCGTGCATGACGGTCTCGACCTTGCCGGTGCGCACGTCATGCGCTTCGGCCTGGCTGGCGCCGTCCGGGTTGGACGGCTGCGGGAAGGCCAGCGCATCTGCAAGACAGACGGTGTCTGACACGCCCTCGAAGGAGACCGTGCCGTCCGGGTCGGTGGGGGTCGAAGAGAACTCCGACTTCACCATCGGCCCGGACAGCAAGACATCGTCAGGCCCGGTGACGATGATCCCGGCGCCGGGCGTCCGCAGCGTGTCACACAGCGGATGCTCCGACGCCAGGCTCAGCGCCCAGGAGCCGATGTTGTTGAAGTTGTCGGTGAGCTCCAGGTTCAGTTCCTCGGGGCGGATGATGCCCCTGCGGACCAGAGCCTTGTCACGCACCTCGACGGTGATGTCTTCCAGGCGCACTCAGATCACCATCCACTTCCGGGGATACCAGGAGCAGGTGATCTGCGAGGCGCTGGTGGTGTTCAACAGGGAGGCGGTCGCGGTGGACTCGCCCGGCTGGACGGTCCAGAACCGCGGGGCGGTGTCCAACAGGTCGTACCGGTTGGCACCGGTCCCGTCTTGCACCGTCCCCTTGCGGGTGTCGACGATCAGCTTCTGTCCGGCAGTCAGGGTGCCGTTCCACTTCAGCGTCTCGCCACTGGGTGACGTCGCGACGAAGTGGTCACCAGGACCGCGGACCTCCCACACCGGGTACGCCGCAACGTCACCCGAGTTCGAGAGGTCGATGGAGCCGATCGCCTGCGAGGGGGCGACCTGCATGGACACGAGGCTGGACAGGAACGGTGTCCCCGCGACCGCGCCGGAGACCGTACGCACCTGCTGCTGAGAGCTGGTGAAGTACGGGTCGCCGGCCCGCAGCGTGAGGATGGTCTGGAACTCGTTCGCCCCGACCGTGTCCTCGCCGTAGGTGTACTCGCCACCGCCGACGCGGTGGACCTCGGTCGACCACCGGACGCCGTTGTCGTCGAGGACCAGGGAGCACCCCCCGGCCAGCATGAGAGCCAGCCGGGAGAGCTTGTCCTGTAGGTCCGCGCGGTCGAGCGCGAGGATGTCGAGAGGGAGGTCGATGTCCCTCGTCTGTACGCGAGTCCCGCGGAAGACGGCGCCGTCTCCGGCGCCCTCCAACCACTGGACCGACACAGGGGGCAGGCCCAGGCCAGTCACACCGGACTTGGCCTGGAAACCCACCCCCAGCTCGTCGATCTCGTTGAGGTCGATCGTGTCAGCGCCGCTCACGAGCAGGAGCTTTGGCACACTTTCACCATCCCATCCGTGCTCGGTTGGCGGCGGCGAACAGATCCTCTTCAGAGCCGAGCGAGGAGCCGGGTGCCGCGTAGTAGTTGAGGGTCTTCGAGCTGCCTCCCGTCGAGGAGCCGCTGCTCAGGGCGCTGCCGACCGCCGAAGCGATGTTGCGCGCCGTGGAGTTGGAGGACGGACCGACGAGCAGGGAGTCCTCGACCGCCTGGGCGATGTTGGACTTCTCGCCGACCACGCCGAGGGAGAAGCCCTGCCCGAAGTACGAGCCGAGCTTCTTCGCCACCCGCGAGGGGGAGTGGATGCCGAGTGCCTTCTTGATGGCCTTGACCATCGAGTCGGCGATCTTCAGCATCTGCTTCTCGATCTTGTCGGCCTGGGATTCCAGACCCTTGACCAAGCCCTCAGCCATGTGGATGCCGTTGTCGTACATCACCTGGCTTGCAGTCGCGCCGACCTTGCCGGCCGCGCTGGCGATGTCCTTCTCCAACTGGTTGACCTGGTCGACGCCGGCCTTGCCCGCACCGAGGATCGCCTCAGCCGCATCCATGCCTGCCTGGGGGCCGGCCTGCGCGAGCTGGTCGAACATCTCGGAGTTCAGGCCGAGCTTCTTCAGCTTGGCCAGCACGTCCGCGAAGTGCTTCGCCTGGTCCCGAGCCTGCGTGAGCTGCTCGATGATCCCCTTGAAGCCGCCCTCCATGTTCGTGACGTTGGCGTCGTCAACGATCTTCTGGGCGATGCTCGCGGCGTAGTCGGCCTTGGCCGCCTTGAGGTCCGCGAGGTTCTTCTTGGCGTCGTCGAGCTGCTTCGACAGCTTCTCGTAGGACTTGAGCAGCGTGTTGAGATGCGCCTGGTCCGCCTTGACCCTGGC